CATATGGATTACGTGGAATTAATGAGTGACTATGAAAATCAGGAGAATTACATATAGATGAAATAATAATTTTGGAAAGATCATGCAGTGTAAATAGATATACATTTGTATTACTAAAAAATTTAAAACAATTTTTTTGTGATTCAACAATAGGGTTTAAATATAAATCATTATCAACTTTAGTTTTATAGTAAGAACGTTTAATTCTATTTACAAAATTATATAATACATACCACGTGTGTTGGATTTTATAAAAGAAATCTATAATATTATTTTTCCCAATTTGGTTTAGAAATATATTATCGAAACAGTTGGTTTTTAATATATCAATTTTACTATGTGAATTATCAAATAGCATATTAGATATAATAAAATTAGAATGTGTTAAATCATTTTCAGGAGTACTGAAAATATTGTCTATATATGTGGAATGTAACCCAATAGGTGCTTTATCAAAATTAAACTTAATGTCAATATTAAGTTTGGGAATAAAAAGATTATGACCAATAAGATTAAATATTTTCATATTATTTTAGCTAATATATCTATTATTAAAATTTTATATCTGTTTTAAATATATTAAACAAATGTTGAAAATAGCTCATCGTGGTTATTCTGAAATTTATAAAGATAATACATTAGAAGCATTTACAGAAGCAATTATAAACAATTTTGATATGTTAGAATTAGATATTCAACTTTGTAAAGATGATAAAATAGTTATATTTCATGATAAATATTTGAATTCTAAATTAATAAGTGAATATACATCAGAAGAGTTAGAAGAACAAGACGTATTATCATTATCAAAATTTTTTAATTTAATAGATACTTACAAAATCCAAGTATATTTGGATATAAAAGGAACAGACTTGAATATAGTGCCTATATTAATAGAATTATTAAAAAATACAGAAATAGTAAATATAAAAAATATATATGTAGCTAGTTTTAATCGTAAAATAACAGAAGAATTATATAAATCAAAATTAAGATTTTATATAGGATATATTACACATAGTAATTATACAAATATTGAATGGGATATTTTAATAAGAAATGTAGATTTTATAAGTATAAATTGGGAAGTATTAGATTCTAATACAATTGAATACTTACAACATTATTCAAAGATAATATTTGTATATACTTGTAGAAATAAACAAGAATTAAATGAAATAAAAAAGTTTAATGTAGATGGTATAGTATCAAATATAATAATATAAATTTAATGAGCGTATTATATAATTCAATTTAATTATATAATAATAAATTAATCATCTTTTTCGGAACCAGTCATTAGTTCATCTCGTAATTGCGTAGATTCAGTAGTAAGAACTTCTCGTGATTCAAAATCAACATTTTCTTTAACACCACTTAGGTTACCATCGTCGTCAATATTCTGTGTAAGAACGTTACCGCTATTCTTTGCTTTTTCAATGTTTTCCATAATAGCCTTTTTCTTAGTTTCTCGGACTCTTTCTTCAAACTGTTTTTTAGCCATTTCTTCATTTTTAATTTTTTCAGAATGAAGTGCGTTAAGTTCTTCTTCCATATGTTCTACACGTCCGGTTTTATATGCGTCAGGGTCCCAAGGAATCCATACTCCAACAGGTCCAACATAAATATCATGGTTAGGGTCATATTCCCTCATCTTTTTACATTTATCTTCAGCTTCTTCTTGAGTATTATAAACACCTCTAATTTTTAATCCCCTAACAGAAGTCTGAAACGCATGTTCCCTGTTGAATTGAGCATTCAATTTATCTTCTTGTTTATCCATAAAATTTTTATAATCATCTTCGATGCCAGATTTCTTTAATTTATCAGATTCTTCTTTAACAAAATCATTAAAGTCTGCGATAAGTGTTTCTACATTAAAGTTATGTTTATATGCAATAAAGTGTATAAACTCGAAATATCGTTCCATTGATTTAGAAAACTCCCAGTTTTTTATAAATTGATCGAAAAGGTAAGTTTCCCTTTTTTTAAGTATTTTTTCAGGTGAAACAAAGGACATGCATGCGAATTTTTGACCACTAATAGGTGGGTCTTCGTCACACAAGTCAACATATTTAGAGTTCGAGCTTCCATCAGCATTTAGTTTCTTTTCAAATGATGACATTTTAGGAATATAATAATTTATATTATAGTGTATTTAAGTGTTTTTAATTAAATTTTATAAATTTAATAGATTACAATATATTTTGTTATATTATAATATATAGAAATGCTCGATTTGAATGAGTTAGTAAAGCGTGCTATTAAGTACTTAATCGAAGGTTTAGTTGTAGCTCTTGCTGCTTTCGCTATACCAAAGAAACAATTAAATGTTGAAGAAATTATTATAATTGCTTTGACTGCTGCTGCCACATTTAGCATTCTTGATGTATTTATTCCTGCTATGGGTTCTTCCGCTCGTGGTGGTGCCGGATTCGGTATCGGCGCTAACTTAGTAGGTGGTCTTAAGATGGTAGCTTAATTAATTTAATGTATTTTATTGATAATAATAATCAATAAAATAATAACTCATAAGAAAATATAAAAGGATTTTACATATTTTATTATAATGGATATAATATCAAGAGATGAACAACAAGATATATTAAGATTGAATAATGAGATAGCATTACTACGAGAACAAGTAAAAACATTAAAAACACGTTTAGCAAAATATACAAATAATGATCGACATAAAAAATACTATCAAAACAATAAAGATAAAGTAAAACAAAATGCTAAAAAATATATAGAAAAACTAAAAGAAGAAAACCCTGAAAAACTAAGAGAATATAGACATAAAGCATATTTAAATCGTAAAAGGCGTGAGTCTGAACAAATTGATTATGCGTCGTAATATGGATTATCATGAATTTTCATACCACAATATTCTTGTGGGGCTTCTTTATAATCTACAGGATTATGTATGCCGGCTTCTTTTGCGGCTTCTAATAAAAATTTAAAATTACTCCAAAATTCACTTTTATGTCCAATTGATTTTGACATAATATGTGCTAATTCGTGTATAGCTACAAAAGTTAATGTGTTTTCATCAATTAAATTATTATTATTACCTTTCTTTTTATTTAAACAAAATGCTACTTTTTCGCCTTTATTTTCACTATAAGCAGTGTAACTACTAGTAGGTAAAGTTTCTGTAATTTTTGTAGGATTAAAGTTTTGTTTTAATCTTTGTGTATTTTCTTGTTCTGGGTATTTATCACTAACATAATAAACCAATTTTTTACATTTTTGTGTAACTTTTGCTAATAAATCCGCAGCATTTGATATATTATCTCTTTCTCTTACACAATATTTATTACCATCAACATCAGATACAATACATTTTAATTGAAAACTTTCGTAACTATCTTTATAAATATATAAACTAATTATTAATATAAATGCGATTATAAAATACCCTAAAATGTTTTCGTTATTCATTATATATTGTTAATATATTAATGTTTTACACGTAAATAATATTATTAAATATAAAATAATATTATTGCATAATTAAAATTTAGTTACCAATACCAAGATCCTTGATAGAAGTATCAGCCTCAATTGTGCTTTGGTTCCATGGTCCAACATTTACCTTGGGGACAGGTGGTTGAGCACGAAGTTGAAGATTAGCATTTTTCATAGATTGACCGATAGTATCAAGACCAATATGATAACCGGCTTCTAACATATCAGGCATTTTTACACCTTCATCGCTTACAGAAGCGGGGTTCAAGTCCTTCCACTCACTATTCTTATCCTTAGGTAATAAATCTACAGGATTTGCAACAGGTTGAAGAGCGTAACCAGATTCAGCTTTACCTTCAGCAGGTTTAGGTTCTCCTTCTTTAGGTTCTTCATCGGCTTTCGCCTCAGCGTCCTCACTTGTGCCATCTTCCATTAAATCGCGAACAAGTAGTTTCTGTCCATTATAGGTCATTAAACCCCAGACAATAACAAATGAAATTATTAATACTAAAATAAACTTAGATGAAAAAAGTTTGCCGACTACACGTTGAATATCCTTAAACATATTTTTGTTTATATAAACGACTGATAAAAAAAAATAACTAGTATGTAAATTTGCTAAAATATAATTAATTAGTTTCACTTAGAATACTATCATTATCTAAATCACTATTATCACTATCATCAATATCATTCAACATATATGTATTTTTTATTTGTTTAGCTTCTAAATAAGATGAAAGTGCCATTTCTTTCGCAATTTTAGCTTTTTGCCGTGCGTCGCGATACATCTGATAATATACCTCATTTGGTTGTTTTAATATAACAGAATCTGGTGATAATTCTTCTAAATTAAATACGACTTCTTCTATTGTATTTTCTGTATTTACATTAATTTCATTCTTATTTGTTTCACTATTCTCCATTTCATGATTTTCTATTTCATGATTTTCTGTTTCATCATTCTCTATTTCATGATTTTCTGTTTCATTATTCTCTATTTCATGGTTCTCCATTTCATGATTTTCTGTTTCATTATTCTCTATTTCATGGTTCTCCGTTCCATGATTTTCTGTAGAAATTCCTAAATCATATTCATCATTATTTACAATTTTACTATTATTTGATGGCTCTGTAGAATCTTTTGTTTCTATAGTAGATTCATTATTATATTCATCAATGTTATCTTGTATATGTTCTGTATTATCATCTTCATGTATGTTATTAGAATCAGTATTATTATCATCTGTAATTTTTACAGTGCTGCTTTTTTCATCATCATATGTTGAAAAGTTAGTTTTAATAATACACTTATTAAATAATTCAATGGGTTTAATAACTAAAACTTGTTTTAATTCTAATTCAATTTGAAAACTTCTAGCTGAACATTTTATACTTTGCACTTCTAATATGGTCATTAATTGTGTAGTATCATTTATATTATTAAAATCAACAATATTTTCGTTTTCATCGTAAATTTTAATACTAGGTTTTTCTAATGCTGTTGGTATACTAGTTCTAATTAAATAAAATTTACCAGATTTATAAAGTTTAACTGGTGATACAAAATAGTTTTCAACATCTGCGAGTTCCATATCCCCATCAAACCATTCATTTCTATGTTGATAAATATAATTAATACAAGTTTGTTCTAATTTTTCAATCCATTGAATTATAAACTCATCTTCTGCTGTAAACATTAAATCCGTGTAATATCTTCTACCGTTTTTAATAATACCTTGTTTTGTATAACAAGGAGGTGGTTGAATATATAATGGTAATTTATCAACCTTTAATCGTATAGAATAAGAACCATTTGCGATTAATGTAGGTCTTGATAAGGTTAATTTAGAAAAATCAAAAGATTGTAATTTTTCATTTGTATCGTAAATTTTATCCATAATAATATAAAAAATACAATTTATCTCTTTATCTGTTTATTACAGTTTATTATTTAAATAAAGCATTCGTTTAGTTATAAAATTATATTTATAATTATTTATAAAATATGAAATGAAAAATTTACGAGATAGCTTTATAGGATTTTTTCAAGATGAAAATATAAAAAATGATATAAGAGAAATAGTAAAACCAATATTTAATACTATATTTGATGAATTAAACATTTATGTATGGATAGTATGTATTTATAGTATTTTTTTAGTATTTATTATTTTAGCTAATTTATTTCTTTTATTGCGATTATTAAGATTATCAAATAAAGTAAGTTATATAGATTAAAATCTTATATTATAATATAATGCCATCATATAAAAAAGGTAAAAAACAATCGAAGAAGCCAGCTTCTAGAAAAATCAAGAAGGGCGGTAGCTTTTGTAAAATGGTCGGTTGTGCCGATAAAGAAGAACCAGTTAGTCCTGAAAATGAAGATATCAGTGACTCCCTAGAAGAAGATAAAGAAGTATCTCCTAGCCCTGAAGAAGATGAAGAAGTATCTCCTA